TGGCGAGAGTTGACCCGCCTCTTTTAAAAGTTTCAGCCATTGTGAATAAGATCCTTTAATAAGTTAGCCGAGGGCAATCGCCAAGCCAATAGAGGGCGCAGCATTTGCGGCCTCCTGTGCTGCTGTAGCAGTTGCTTGAAGTGTGCTGATGGTAGCCCCGAAATTGGGGTCATCATTTACTGCAGCAGCCAACTCGTTTAATGTGTCGAGACTAGCTGGAGCAGCATCTATCAAATTAGCTATTGCGGTATTGATAGCAGTATTCATCGATGCGTTTGTAGGCATGATGTTTAACTGAGTATCAATAGCGATAGTTGCATCTCTGATATTTACCACGTCGTCCGCAAGCAAGTTGCTTGGGACAGGTAGTGGAAGATTAAAATTGGTTGTTCTAGAAACTGTTGACATAATTTACACCATTACGGCTCGAAGGTTACGGATTAGAGGGCGAGCCTCGGGGCCGCCTGTGAGACTTAGTTTTATTTTAGAGGCAGAAAGACCTGTTATGCCTGTGTCCTCGTAAACATACTCGTTGTAGCCATCTCCTAGAGGAGTAGCTCCAGTGAGGCTAAGTCCTGTGAATCCCGAATTGTCGTATTCTGGTGTTACCGCAGAAGTTCCGGGAATTTTTGCATCAAAGATGACTCGCATTGTTGAGCCACCTGATCCAACTTGGAATTCTCTACTTTGATAGAAGGCAGAGGTGTCTAATGTTCCTGTTACCGACTGAACTCCGGGAAATAGTACTGGTGAAACTTTTGAAGTTCCTGAAAGTACTGCTTGGATTTGCAGGGTGTCAGAAATTGAAGTTTCAAACTGAAGACTCTGTCCGGGAGTCAATTCAAATATCTCTCCTGTTGATCTTGTGTAACGGAAGAGAATTGAAGTTTCATTGCTTGGTAAATCCACAGGGGCAATTGCCTGTAGATCGGTCATGCTTGAAACAGTAAGTGATCCGAGATTAACTGTCTGTGAAGTAGAACTATAATCTGCAGCCACAAGTCGGAAAGTTAGATCCTTGTCCTGATGTGGTGTCCAAGTTGTAGCATTTGAGCTACTTAGTAGAACGCCAATAGTGAAAGGTTGTGCAGTTACCCATTGCTGAGAATTGCTATCAAACTGACCTAGTTCAGCAACCCTTACAGAATGAGTTGCATCGTTTGTAAGAATGACTACAAAATATTCTCTATTTTCTTCAAGGAAAACAGGCGTTCCAAAGTTTGCACGAACGTAAGTGTTCGCAGTTGTTAGATCAGAACCAACGATTATTCCGTCGGCTAGAACTGTTTGATTTGGGAACCCATTGTCTCCTTCTCTGATTTGAACGTAGACAGGATTATCGGTGTTTCCTATGGCAGCAAACTTAAGATCGATTCCTGTAATTTGGCGACCTTCAGTAAGTGTGAAACTTTGAGCCAAAGGATCCCATCCTCCCCACCATCTATTCGTCGTGATGGTTGTTACCCTGTTCCAACGTCTAACAACTAATTCTCCTGAACCTGTGTATTCAGCAGAACCAAAGGCTCCTCCAGCCCCATCGAAATCAACTAGCTTTACACCTGCAGGAACACCTGATGGAATATCAAATTGACCTGTGATTATGCCGTCAGTGTTGGCTGATGGTGCAGGATCGGGAGTAACATCAGTTCCATCAAAATCGATTGATGAAAGTTGTTCCCCATTTCCAAAACCTTCAATAGTGAAATTGACTGTTCTTGGTCTTAGGAATTCAATGTCGCTAATTGCTTCAGAAACTAGCTCCTGAGTCACACTTTGATTGGTTGATTGCATGTTGCCCCAACCGTTCGTGATCCTCCTTGTGGTTTCTTCTGTCTGCTCGTCAAATACTGTCCAAAGATCAATATTTGGATTTAGCGTAACCCTAGAAGGAAGAAGTTCGAAGTTGGCATAAGGGTTAATCGCCATGCTTCCAGTTGATAGCTCCTGAGTAATCAAAAGCTCATCACCGTAAGGTAAAAGGCTCCAACTTTCGTTATTTTGGGCTGCGTAAGTTGTTGATGCTGTAATTCCTAGCTGAAGATTTTGATCAACTATGACTGCATCCTGTGTAACACCTGTATCCCTGAGATTATTTGTAGGCAGAAGAGGATCAGTGAAGACACCGTATTTGGCTGTCGGCTCACGAGAGCTAATGTCCCTTTGAAGTCTCTCATCTGCCACTAACTGATAAAGCTCAACGACAGATTCTTTGATCTTGCGTTGTTCCTTCATGCTGACGACCCTTGTGCCGTCGTTAGTAACTTCGGGAGTATCAGCGTCAAACCAATAGTTCTTAACCTGTGCCAAAGGCAACTGAGTGTCGGTAACTATTGGGGCAACAGGATTGAAAGCAGATGAAACACCTTTTACGCGATGGAAGAAGCCATCCTTGTCGAGGGAGAGAACGTCAATTCTTGGCAACTTCCATCTATAGTCTGTCAAAACTAGGGTTCCTGAAACCGCCCCAGTAATATCAAAAGTTCCTGCATCACCGTCTACATTTGCAGGAGTTATAGAACTCAAGCATCTATAGGTCACATTGTATGTCGTTCCGGGAGATGGCTCATCACCACTAGGAGACCAATCAACCTGATCGGCTGTAAGAACATAATCTGTTCCCTCGCTGTATGTGGTATTTCCATCCGTAGAAGTTACAGACTGAATACTTAGAACCGATGTATCAGGAAGAGCGTCTAAAGCACCTGTGAAAGCACCATGCGTCATCGCAGTGGATTTTTCTTCAGTGATAACTACATCCTGAATATCTTGGAATGGTTTTCTGCTTGTACTTATTGTTTGAGTACTGCTTGAATTGGAAACCCTTGGCTCGTTAGCTATTGCCTGAAGATCAGGATCAATTGGAAAACTTTGAGGCGTTGCTTGCGGCTTGGTAATTTTGTGACCTAATACGTTAGCAACACCGTCTTGAACTGAGAAAACATGATTGCTATTTGAAGCATCTTTTCCAAGAGCAATTAAATTTACGCCTCGAACGATATAAGAACCATTTGCGTCCCTGTCGTATCTAGCGACTAATTGTGCGGCAGCATCTAGTGAAGGGGGTTCTGTTTGGTCAACGATAACTGCGTTAAGAACATCGTAAACACTGTAAAAGGTTCCAGCGTTACCATCGCCAGCCCATCCCCATGTGATTTCTCTTTTCTTTCTAGCTGCACCACCTTCTTGATAGTTTCTAGTTCCAACGGCTGGATCTCTTAGGGCAGAATTATCATTTTCAGTGACGTTGCTTTCAACAAGACGCACACCGATTTGAGTTGATCCCGATGTTGGGATAGTAAAGGTTCCAGCCCCTACTTCTCGAACTGCCCCTGCAACATATATCGCTCCTGTTTCGAGCGTTACATATCCTGATTGAGCATCGATTGTAACTGAACCGCCTCTAACAACACCGCCATCCTTGAAAAGAACGTCAGATATTTTTTGTAGACGATTAGTAAAAATAGCTTGAACTTCATTGAGTTCAGCGGATTGCAAGCCTTTGCTTGCTAGAAATTCAACCTGATCGTAATTATCAGAAGCCGAAAATCTGTTGTAATAGCCTGTTAATGATGGCATTTGCGTCCTCAGATTTTAGAAGGTCAAGACGAATTCAAAAGCTTCCCTAGTGGCAGGGGTTCTTATGACTGTTGCAATGTGTTCGATCAGATACAGCGTACCCGAGTCAGTTACATCACCAGCGTTAAAGAACATTTGCCCTGAAGGGAGGGAAGCATCTACGGTTGCATCTAAAAAGATGCCTGTCTCCCGAATGCTTGCCGTATTTGCATCACTGAATTCCAACTGGAATTTGAGATATAGCAAATTCGTTTGAGTGGCACTTACATCATAATTACCACTAGGAAGTGAAATAGCACCTCCAGCATCAGCAACTACAAAATCAACTTGACTAGATTTTCTGTAGCCGATTGCTGAGAGAAGTCCTGTTGAACTTACTTGCTCAGAAGGAACCCCATTGGAATCCCAACTTGCGTCCCCTGCACCTATGCCGAGGAATATATTTCTGGAAGCAACTGAAGCGGCAAGGCCAGCCCTTCCAGATGTGACAAGAGTTGCCATTAGTTAGCGATCTCCTTTTTCATCAAATTCTAATCGAAGGATCAATTGGTGGTTGTATGTTTTGTCTCAATTGTAAGGGTAGAGGGGTTCCATGCTTGTAATTCGCCCACCCAATCTCCGACATTCCATCCATTATTATTCTCAGTCCACTGGCCCGATTGCCAATCGCCATGAGATAAGTCTACCCACTCATCGGCAGACCAGCCGCCTGAATAGGTGTGCCACTGAGTCTGACCCCAATAACCTGTCTCTGTGTTCCAGTATCCGACAGTCTCCCATCCACCATCTTCCCAAGTGTGAGTATCGGAAGTCCAAGGGATCGAAACTTGCCAATTGTCGGAAGGCATCCATGTCGTTGTATCTCCATGCCAGAGATGACCGTTTTCGACACCTGACCATATTTCGTCATCCTGAACCCAATTATTCGTGATGAACCTGACCCACGTTGCATATATGGATCTTGTGTGGAGTCTTTCTGCAATTCCAGCTTGACCTGAATAATCGAAGATAATGGTAACGAACTTCTTATGTTCGCTATCGACTCCGTGAGGCCAGAATGTTTCAGTAATTAGGTCAGTATGTGTTCTATCTAATGCAACTGGCAGAACTGGAACAGGAACGAATTCACTAAGTTCCCCTTCTTCTGATAACACAAAATTACCGACTTCTGTTATGCGTCGGATTGTCGCACCTGAACGGGAACTCTCAGTAACTTCAAGGGTTTGGACGGATGTATCAGTAAGTCCAGCGATCTCAGTTTGACGCTCGAAGCGTTCTGTAATCTCACTAAATTCGAGACGACTTACATGTTCAGAAAGAATTCCTTCGCCTGTTGTTGGATCACCTTCACTAAGTTGTATTGCACCAAATCCAAACTCCTCCTTGAAGCGTGGGTTGAAGCATGTGTTGGTATCTCCTAGTTCTGAATAATCGGATAAATAAATTCCAGCTTTTGAGAATGAGCTATGACCGATTTGAATATTATTTTTAAGACCTGCCCAATCAATTCCACTTTCCCATCGGTTCTTATAATCATTAGTTCCGATCCAATCAAAGATCGCTTGCTGCCATGAATAATGACCTTGGTTGAGCCATGTTTCGGTAGAAGTATTCCATTGCTCGAAGCGATACCACCAAGGGCCAGCCGTCCAAGAAATAAGGCGAGATATAGTTACGCCTACATCGGAAATATGAAGACCCTTGAAAGGGTTATCTCCTAGCCTGTGAATATCTAATAAAGTTCTATCTTCATAAGCACCATGATCGGTATATCTGCGAAGTATTCCAAGTTCACCAGTTGCCCCAAAATCTAGATTTCCAGTGGCTTGATGATTACGTCCAAAACTTAGTTGAGGCCAATTTTTTTCAGGATATAAATAAACCCCTGTATGATCTGAAAGCCAAGATCCAGAACTTAATTCAGTATCATTTAACCAAAATCTTCGGAAATCAAATTGGGTTGAATACACCCTAAAAAGCTTCGACCTTATGGGAGATGAAAGCTTAGTGACTTGAATAACATTGTCAGTGAATTCTAGGCCGTTGGGCGCAGCGTCTAGACCTAATTGAAAGTCTGCCCAGTTGATAGTTCCTGCTTCTGACTCTTCAATAGTTGCTGCAAAGTCGATCCAACTTAAAGAAGTTGCGACTGCTGCTTTTGTTCCTCTAATTCTTTGCCAAGCAATACCTTCAGCAACCGCCCTTTGAGTGTCAGGGACGTAAGGTAATATCTCTCCTAATCCATATTCATAAATGAGCCATCCAAGAACAGTCTCATTTATATTTTGAAATTTACTTGTTCTTATACCTTCAGCATTCGTGCCAAGGCGAGACAGAACATCAATTGACTCTGATAGATCCCTCTCGAATTGGGTTGAACTTGAAGGTAATAAATGATTCATCGGTCATAGCCAGCAAGATTAACTGTGATAGTTCCTAACGCTGCAGCAGAGGAGTCATCTATATCTAGATCAGTTGCAGGGCTGGTAAGTTCCACACGCTGAACCCCTGCTAAATGTAATTTCTTAATTAACCAACTTCTTGAAAGGTTCCAGCCGAGACCGCCCTCGCTTGTAAAGTCGGATCGTATTGAATCTTCTAACCCTGTAAGAATTGAAGTTGGAGTATCGGGATATAAATAAATATTTGCAGTAACAGGGGTCTCAACTATGTTTGCTGAAACAACTGTTAAAACGTCTGTAATCACTCGAACGTCATCTCGCTGTAGTTTGTTATCAACTGCCGTGATTAAGCTTGTTGAGGCTGTTCCATCGCCAGCCGTTCCGAGGGCTGCAGTTCTTATTCTTACCCGATAATCGTCATCCGTTTCTAAAGGTGTTTCAATTCTGGTTACATTGTAAATTGCACCTAATGTATCCAATGCAGATCCAGTTGTTGTTCTGATTGTGGTGCCTTCATTTGAAAGTATCGCAACCTGAACTTGACCACTTGACGGAGAAGTAACTAATGAATCTTGAACCCTATCATCAGCAGTCAGGGCTTGATACCTATACCAAGACCCACCGCCCCCAGTGGAAGATCCTTTTATTTTTTCTACAACTCGGGTTCTCAGTGCTGTATCTGTTTCCCCTGTCGTCCTAGCTACGTTATAAAAATCGGCTAAATTATCGAGATCGTTACCTGTGGCAAGTCCTAAAAGGGTTGCTTTGAAAGCGTCATTAATTCGCTGTCTTAAAACGACCTCTCTATATGCTGCAACTTCTAGAAGTTTAATTCCCGGATCTGAAAATAATAATGCGTCATATCCTGTATTACGGCTCTTAAAATCCGCAACCAATGTTGCAAAAACTTGGTCAAAACTTAATGCTTCAACTATCTGCGGAGTAGGCAGATCAACCCCAGTAACAGTCATAGATCACCTCCAACTCGTAGATCGTTAATTGTAATTTCTGAGCCATCCACAAGAAAGGTGAATGTTAAATCAAAGATAGCGTATCCTGCACCCACCTTTTGAACTTTACATTCATCACATCTTAATCGAGGTTCCCATTTAGCCAAAGCGTCAACAGTTTCAGCCCTCATCAAACCTAAAGTTCTTTGATTAAGTGGGTTGTCTATTAGAAGTGGCAAATCACTTCCATAATCCCTCCGCATGACCCTTGTGCCTTTACGAGTGGTCAATATGTCTCGTACTGACTGCTCGATGTGTTTAACACCTGAGAGGGCTTTACCAGTTGTTCGATCAATGCCTAACATTTTAGTCTTTCCCCTTTTAAGATTCTACTGAAGTCTTATGTGGCTGGATAATTAATCTTGATTGATGAAGCAGTTTGAGCAGGGGAATAATCGATTTGTTCTTGGAACCTTGTGTCAGGTTGTGCAGTGTTTTGTGAAGTTCCTGCAGCATGATCCCCTCGGTCTAATTGTGTTGCTACGTCTAAAAGTTGTTGAATATCTCTTTCACCATTATTAACCACTTGAGAAATCATACCCCCTGCGGATGTGTCTCCTCGAATTAGAAGTTCCCAAACTGGCTCAAATTCTTGTCCTGCTATGGTGTCGATCAAATCGTTGTCTGAAATTCTTGTAAGGTTAGATCGCAAACCGTTTATCATATCGGCTGGATCAAGGTCTGGAAGGTTTTCGGTGCTTTGAACATTTTCAATCAAGTTTTGAAATGTTGTTGCTTGTGTGGCTAAATCACCTGAAATAAATCCACTTGAAATTCCAACATCTAGAACATCGTTAATCGTTAAATCGCCACCCGATAAGGCAGTTTGCAAGAAGTCAAAACCTCCTACTCCTGCAGTTGGAACATTGATACCAGCAAAAGAAGCAACCGAGGTCGCAAATGAAAACATATTTGAAGTATTGAACCCATCATCAATATCATCGATAAATCCCATCACTTCTGAGAGGGGGCCGAGATAATTGCTTATTCCTAATGTATTTATCGCAGCCCCTAGAACGTCCGAAGGGATCACATTCATTAAACTATTAAATTCACCCATGAATGAACCAAGGGAAGAAAGTGGCCCTGCTGCCCCTGTCACATTGGTCATAAAGCTTCCAATATTTCCAAAACTTCCAACGGCACTTGATACCGATGGGATTGAAGCAACTGAACCAATAAGAGAGGACGCAATACCAAACACACCTCCTCCATTATTCAAATGTATTGGATCACCTAATAAATCTAATTTTTGATTTCCAGAAAGATCGGCAGACATTCCGATAATTTGATCGGAACAAAGTAATTTCCCTTTCACATGGAAAGCATCGCAGTCGGCTTGAATGAAGGGACTTTTTAAAATTATTTGCCCCCCCGCATAAACTTTCACAGATCCGGGAGTTTCTACCCTTACAAGATTTTGACCTAGATCAAATTCAATTAATGTTCCATCGGCAAAAATCTTTCGCCAAACATCATCCCGAATTTCTCCTATAGGCCCGAATTCATATCCATCGGCCATTTCTCCAAAGGGGGCATTTATAGGAGCCATAAAGTCCGAGGCTGGCATTACATAGCCATTCTCAAGACTTCCTCCCATACATAGAACAGGAACTATATCCCCAATTTTTGCAGGAACCCACTCGGAAACACCACCCTGAAAGGTGCTTGCGTTGGGTTGCATTAGAGGAAGCCAGCCAGATAAGAAGCTATTTTTGGGATCGTTTTCGTTGCCAAACATCACTCGCACCCTGATCTTCTCAAGATCAACCTCTTTTATGAGGCCCATGCGAATGACGTTTGTTAGGTGTCTTCCCTGTTCTGTTGCTTCAAAATTTCCAACGCCTCCAGTATTGCGATTGGATTTTTCAAGCTGAAAGTTCACGTTTGGCTAACTCGAAAAAATGGCGACAAACAAGAGGAATATCTTGAGGTTTTTCAACCGCACAATCCCCTACTGCATAAAATTTTGCAGCTAAATGCAACACGCCTTGAGCGTATTTGTGACCATAATTAGTCGAAGATACTTTTGATCCAATGAATGTATCTGCTTCCGATAAAGCAGCAGAAACATATTTTTGACAGTCACTAGGATCAAATGATTTAAGTTGCAAAAATCTAGCTAAATCTGCCCCCTGAATTTGGAAGGTTTTTTCAGCTTTTTTTGTAGCTTTTTTGGTTTTCTTTTTTGTAGTCATTGCTCGAAGATTTCCTTTAGTAGTTTACGAAATGGGATTACTTTCCGTAACCTTTTTTCTTTGTGCCTTTTGATTTCTTTTTCATGGGTTTCATGGGTTAATAGTCTCCTCTGTGTAGTCTACGGAATCTTCTGGAATATGGCTTCGCAATGTAATCGAATTGATAGCAGGGGCAGGACAATTATCTGGATAATTGCGATCCCAGAAACCTAGATCGACTCCGAGTTTGTAAGAATGATACTTGATTTCGTATGTTACACGAATTGAACCGATAGGAATTTCACCATCTCGGTCGATGTCTATTTCGGTTCCTGTCATTAACAAATGGCTTGATTCAGCGTCAGTAACCCTTAAACCATCCATTGCCCCTTCTATGCCTAATGCAAGACCGTCTAGAACGTCTTCTACATCGTCTAGGGCTTCAGCAACCCCTTCAATATCAACTCGCAAGGTGCGAAGATAACCACCTTCGAATTCACTTTTGTCAATTGGTAAACTATCTTCTGAAGTTGCCGAAACAATTATCAACGGCATTTCTTCTGGATATATTTGAGCAGAAGATCGGGTGCTATAAACACGCCCTTCAGCATGAGTCCAATAGTCACCATTTTCTGTGACTGTTCCTATACGCTCGGCAATGCCTTCTCGTATTACTCGCCTTGGATGTGCATAATCATGGGCCATTAATCTCTAGCACTTGTTCTTTGCAATAATAATGTCATTCCTGTATGACCATCATCTTGTATATCTCTAATTCTGTAGCCAGTATTTCTTATTAGAAGATCATCTCCTCTTCGTGGCTCGATAGATATGTCATTGGTGTTAATTCCAAGAATAGGTTGTGCCGAGTTCACAGGCATCCCAGTTCTAGGATCAACGGTCATGTAAGATTCTTGGAAAATTCCGTTAAAAGTATAAGAATTCCCAGTAGTAGGACGAGTGAGAGTAATAGGTTCCCCCATTACCCTCACATTCGCCTTCAAGACCCTGTTTGAGAGGTCGTTGAGCATTACGCTACTTTGTTGCCGTGAATTTGCAGATCCACTTGGTTGCCGTCTACTTTAACAACAAATCCAACAGCAGGATTTGAAGTATTATCGTCAAGCTTTTTAGTGCTTGCATCGTAGTAAGCAATATCACCTTGAGCCAAAGTTGCTGCTGACTCTTTAGTGAATTCGTACACACCTGAAACAGATACAGCCCCAGTTTCGCCCGAAGCGATGTCTGTGACTGCAACTCCTACAAGATTGCCCTCGATAACAATGTCTCCACTTGAATAAGAAGATGAAGCCACGAGGTCTAGGCTATTGCCGTTTTGAACGAAGTTTTTCATTGATTAAGCTCCTGTTGATTTGTAGAAGCCTCTGTGGTTCAAGAGGGTAGTTCCGAAATCTAGACGAGCATAAATACATACGCCATCAGGATCCCTTTCAGAAACTGTGTCAACTTGAGGGCCACTTTCACCAGCAAGATATCCATGAGCAATCATGTCTACCTGTGCAGGGTCAGCCATTACATAATAATTCGCTTCAGAAGCATCATCTAAACGTGGCTCAACAATTATGCTGAGTGATCCTGTGAAGATGTTCACGTCGCCTGTAGTTGCTGGCTGAATTGGTGCCAAGAACTGCTGTGCTGCTGTCTCAAGTGAAGTTGGAACTGCTAAATATCTAGGGCGAATATTTACCCTGTTTCCTGCGATATCGGTTTGAGTTCTTAATGCCTTACGAGCGTCAGAAATAGCAGTTACACCGATAGCTCCTGTTCCAGAGTTATTGTGATCAGCGTGGAAAAGTGCTTTGCTGTCATAAGACATCGCAGCATTACCAGTAATTAAAGCCCAAACTTGGTTTGACTCAAATAAGCTCATTCCTCTACCAATCATGGAAGGAATTCTGCTTAGTGCATCTAGATCATCGTTGATGATTAGTTGTCTAGTAACAGAAATTTTCTTTCCGTATGTGTAGATTCTCCAAGACTGACTTTGCTCCTGAACGGTAGCTGACTTGTATTCGCCACCTTCTAGGAGTGGTTCTGGCAAGATCTGACCTGCAATTTCCAGTTCGGTTGCTGGCTTAAAGTCAGGAAGATTTCTTTGTCTTGAAAGAGGTCTCCAAGTTTGTTGCTCTTCTTCATACGCTGCAAGCAATGATTTGTTTGCAATGTTTGAAAGTAGAAGAGGGAAATCACTTGTCGAGTGCATTGCACGTCTAGCGATTTCTGAACGGCTCATTCCTGAAGTATTAATTCCAGAACGTGTTGCTGTTTCTTTAGCCATATCAAGAAGACTTGATGCTACATATTCTCTAGCACCACCTTCCCAATTTCCAAGACCAACACGAGCTTCAAGTGCTGCTTCCATACAAGCAGAACGCTTTTCAGCTTCGTCTTTGGTTACTTGTGCGACCTGAGTTTTAGTTGGGACTTCAGGCTTTGCTTCGGCCCACTTATCGATGACGATTTTGCGAGCTTCTTCAACACTTGTGCCATCTTGCTCTAACTGTTCAGAAACTTCAGCTTCCAAACCAGCAGCCCTCACAGTGCGGCGAATTTCCGCAACACGACGACGCTCGGCAGAGATAGCAGCCTCAATGTCCACATGAGAGGAAGTGTCGGCAACAACTGGCTCGGCTTTACGAGTTTCAGTAGTTTCCTGAACTTCCAAATCACGGATTTCTTCCATTTGGCTGTCCTTTTGTGATTTAGGATTGTCGTTTAGTTTTTGCGAATTTTCGGAACGCACTTGCGAGCCTCCGTCCGCAGGAATAGGAACCAATGATAATTCATGCGGTTCCCAATCCGTTGCCCTAAGTATAGGCATATCGCCATCCTCAGAGCGTTCGTAATTATGAACCCTATACCCTACGGATATAGACCTAACGATCCCACTTTTAACATCGTTAAAAATAGGCGTAACATCGTCACGTTCAGAAAAACGAACAATTGCACGACCATTTGATTGATCGTCAATATAGGCTTTTTCAACCACTCCAACAATATCGGAGAGTGTTTCGGCCCTGTGTGAATTTAGCAGTGGTGCGCCTGAATTGAGCCTATCCATACGAATAGAACTCTCATCCATAGACAACTCTTCTAAGTAAGGGCCGTCGAATCCGTTACGTTGGACACGAGCCCCAGTTGTCCAGACGACCTCTGCAGTTCTGGCTTCTGTATCTACAGTTTCGGGAGCAAAAAACGCCCGAGTCTGTAGCATTTCATCAGTCATGTAATACTGGCCTCCTTTCTTATCATAAAAGTTTGTGAATTAATTGGCCTAACGCTACACATAAGGCTCAATCCATTTGTCATAAATTTTGAAAGGTTGCTGACTCGTTCAGCTTATCTTATTCGGTTGAGGGTGCTTGCGCATCACTACCTGTTGACTGAACCTGTCCTGAACCTGTTATTTTGCGAGGGTCGCTATCTAATACTAGCCCTAGATCATCTATGCGTTCATTGTCTTGCTGCATTTCAAGCATGACTTCTTCTGGGTCATATCCGTTTTCACGAATTGCCTCAGAAAGTGACATCACACCACCTCTCACAGCATCTATGGTTGCATTTATTTCCTTTGATGGGTCAATTAATTCCCTTCTCGGAGGTGTCCATTGAGCAATAATACCTTCCATGCGAGTTCCACTTGCTGAAGCCGCCTGAACAAACCATTTCCAAACAGGATTCAACAGTTGTGGCACCATCATATGCCAACGCCATGTTTCAATATTTCGGTTAAATTCTAACCATCCCATTCGACCTGAACTGAAAGAGGTATTGTTCAGATCACCTGTTAATGCTTCGTAAGTGATACCAAACCCTGCAGCAATTTGCAAGAGATATTGCCGAGATATCTTATCAAACTCTCCAACTGTGGGAGGTGTTGCAAATCTTAGGTCTTTTCCGGGAGGCAATATTTCAATCATTCCGGGTTCTATCTTGTCAATCAACTCCCCACCCATTCCCATGTCAGGGGATTCAGTATCAATAGCAAATGCGGCATAGCAAGCCGAGATTTTTTGCTTCAATAATTGTGCGTCTGTGTAGTCGTCAAAATCTCTTAATCTCAAAATTATTGGACTTGCCCAACTAACACCCCTCGTCATTCCGGGCCGATCCTGTCTATAGCAATGAATTATATCTTCAACAGGAACCCTCGTTGAGGTGATATTAGTCACTCGAATATGATTTTCTCCGGGATGCTCGTCATATATGTGATAAGCAACTCGCTTGCCTTTTTTGTCGTATTCGATCCCTTCTCTTATCCATCCACCACTATCAAAATTATGATCTTTTGTGGTGTCAAAAAAATCAGGTTCAAGAACCAACAGTTGCAAGGGTATTCGCTGCTCGGGAACGATTACTCGTCTAATTAATACTTCACCACTTTCAACAATTGTCCTCATCGCAAGTGCTTGGATCGCATAAAAATCCAAACGACCTTGATAGTCACATTGAGAAGGATCAGCCGCCCATTGGTTCCAAAGTTCTGTAAATTGACCAGATCTTCTTCTACTTCTTTGAGCCTTGGCTTGACCAATTATTCCAGTTCCTACGGTATTTGAAACAATGACCTGAACTGCTTTGGCTGCGTAAGAATTATTTCTTATTAAATCTCTAGTTCTGTCTCTTAAAATTGCCCTTCCTGCACTTGCGGCAGCATCGGGACTTGTTGCACTTGTTAGCCAGTTTTCAGCCCTGCGACCTTTGCTTGCACCGTCATATTTTCTTAGAAGGTCAAGTTGTGTTCTTGCCCTTTCACGTTTCAAGGCAACTTGAGGATTGAAAGTCGCAACGATATTATCGAAAAAACTAGCCATTTTTAGTAATCCCTCTTGAAGCTAACTAACTTGCGATTTTTTACACCGTTTCCAAGTTTACTTCTTATGAGATCTCTTGTTTGTAGAAGTTCTGATAAGCTTCGATACCAAACCTCCTTATCGTCGTATTTGACTCTTAAATAACCCCCTGCAATTGCTTCTTCTACTGCAGCAAGTCCCGCCTCTGTAAACATAATGAAAATTGCCTCCTTTTATTGATTATAAGCTTATAAAAAGCTTGAACGCCGCCTTTTGATTGTGTTTTGCGTGTTTTTGGACGTATTTGGGGCGTTTATTTCAATGTTTATTCCTGCTTCTTTGGCTTCATGTTCCCATCTATCTTCTGTCCAGCGTTGCGCACCGATGGCATCATGGGCGGCTCGTGCATATACGCGACAGTCCAAAGCCTCGTTCCTATCCCTCATCTTTTCCCATTGATATTTCTGGTAGCCTCTAACAATTTTGCTAATCAAACTTTCTGCGGTTAATTGTCGGAAGTATTCCTCTGAATGTTGTGGGAAATGGCACCATCCAGTTGGAAGTTCTTCTTCGGGGTCTGTAGGTTTTTTTCTTCTTAGCCATCCATATAATTCCGACTTGGCAACACTTACGCCAACAGGCCAAACCTTGACCCCCGATCTTATACGCTTTCCCCTAACTGTTATTTCTACAGGACTCGGCTGACCCAAAATAGTCGCCTGATTATCCCGACCTTTTATTGCCATTACTTTGATCGGGGATTGAGATCTTACCCATCGGTAGACCTCTTGTGTCCTGAAACCTGTGTCAATTGCGGTCATTCTTATCGGTAAGTGAAGACCGTTTTTTGTGGGCAAAGTTAAATTAATTTGCTTTGTTAATTCGTCCCACACTGCATCTTCAGATGTATCGCCCGAAAGAACTATATAGTCAAGGCTCCAGCTTTCGAGGTTACGACCCCATCCAACAAGTTCCATTTCTAGGCGGTCTTTCTGAACGTCAATTCCTGCAGTAATAAAAACACATCCATCGGGAATTTTGCCGATTTGATATTCTTCCCTTCGATGGTACAAAGCTTCCCAATCGGGTGCCTCCCCTGAATCTGCCCACGCAATTCCAAGAACAGTATTTTGAAAAACTTTCATTAATTCGTCAGATTTTTCGGCTTCTAAATATTTCTCAACACAATTTTTCCAACTGAACCAGCCGAGAGGACTATAAAGGGATGAGAGGTGATATGACTTGTGTAAGCCCTCGGGATTTTGTGGTTCCCAAAAACCTCTTTGAAGAATTGTATTTTTATGATGCTCGCCAAAAGTTCCTTCGCAGTGTTCACACTTATATTTGACAGTATTCGGATCATTATCGTTCCAAACTACATTCTCCCAAATTAATTGCTGAAAAGATCCGCATAGTGGACAAGGAACTTGAAAGGTACGCATGTCCCCCTCAAGAAATTCTTTTTCAATTCGTGATCGGCCTGAAACTGTAGGAGTAGAAGTCCAAAATATTTTTCTTTTAGAAAATGTTCTTGTTCTAGCTTCAGCCAATGCACAGGGATCACCTTCACCAAGAATTTCAGAAGGAAAAGCATCTACCTCGTCAAGCAGTAAAAATCTCACTGGCATTGATCTAAGGCCAGCCCCCGAGTTGGCCCCTGTCATAACTAAAATGCCTCCTAAAAATTCTTTTTGAAGCATTGAGTTTCCACTATCCCTACTTCTGGGATCTTTTACCTTTTCTCGTAGTCGTGGGCTTTCTTCTATAAGTGGTGCAATTCTGGTTCTCGAATTTCGTTTTGCCATTTCTACAGTTGGCTGAATTGCCAATATGCTCGAAGGCGAATTATCGATTATATAGCCGATTACATTGTTTTGACTTTCCGTTTTTCCAATTTGTGCACCCGACATAAACACTAATTTTTCACATGAGCTAGTCGCACTCATATTGTCCATAATCTCTTTGAGGTAGGGGGTTCTCGAGGTCTTCCAGACTCCCGCCTCTGCACTTGCACGAGTGCTTAAAATTCTATGCTTATCGGCCCATTCGGACACCGTTAAAATCGGATCGGGTTTTATTGCATCGGAAGAAGCCTTCCAAATAACCTCGAATGCGTCAGCTAATGCCATCGGACTCGGCTATATTATTCAACACAGTTTTAATCTCTCTTTGTAAAATTTGCAAAATTTCGTGCTTTTGTTCTGCGTCGTCTATTTGTAAAACCGCAGCAATCTCAGCAACGATCCTGATAGGTATGTTTTCTATCGCATCACGCATCATTCTAATTGTATTAAACTGAGCCACTTTTACATCGTTGGCTCGTAGTAATTGACCAGCCTTTTCCCTATATTCCAGTTCTAACAATCGGGATTTGAATAGTTCTGCGTACGCCCTTGCTTTGGTGTAATTAATATTTGATGGCAATCCATCGGGGGGCTGTTTTAATTTTGCTCGGCTAATTACTTCGGGGGGTCTCTGTTGGCTTGTGTCTGTATTATCTTTCCATTCTTTAGTCGCAATATCGGGGTCAATTAAATATCCCCTTTTGCCCTGCTTTACTCCATTAACTAATCGACCTTCTTTTATTGCTTTTCTTACTGCTTGAGGACTTACGCCCATTGCTGCGGCAAAGTCAGCGAGTTTTATTTCCACACTACCTCACGCCCATATATTTATGCGTCTGAATAGAAATTCTCCAATTATTTTCCATACATTCATCAACGCACATTTGCGTCGCCTCATTGCCTTGACTTACAGGCTGCAACCAAACTTGTCCGACTTTGTGATTTACCATTTCAATCAAAAATTTTAGATTATTTATGTCTTCTTTGTTAGCTATTGGCATTTTAATTTCATCGGCTTTCAAAAGCGATTGAGGTAATACCGCCAAGCCTCCTCCCATTCCAACCTTTGGTGATACTGTTACCCACGTTCCATGATCTACATCGATTTCATGTGTTCCCGATGTCTCGACTTGTACTGTTCCAACTTTTCGAAGTGCTTCAGTTAGAAAATAAATATCCTGCGAACATGGTTCACCACCTGTCAAAACAAAATGACGAGGCTTAAAAGTTAAAACCATTTTGACAATATCTGCAGGGGTCATCTCCGCAAAAGTTGGTGCATCCTTTGTTTTTGTGACCATCTCTTCGATAGATATTCTTTTCTTGTCTAACCCTTTAGGCCATGTGTGTTTCGTATCGCACCACGAGCAACCAACTGGACAACCTTGCAATCGAATGAAAGTTGCTGGGGTTCCTGTCCAATTTGCTTCTCCCTGAATAGTTGCGAATACTTCATTAATGCGTAGCATAATATTCCTCTTGATCTATTAGTGCTTGTGAGGGGTCTTCCCAAGGGAAAACAATCCATTCACTTTGCTTTGCGTCTTCTGCTGCAAAATACCAGATCGGCCCCTTTGCCTTAGTGAGCCACACTGCATGAGAACATCCAGCAACATTTCTTGAGCTTTCAAGCGTAGCACCTGTCTCATATATATCGTCAACAATGAGACAATCTTCTTCGATTTCTGGTAATAGAGGCAGACTTAAATAATGGGATAAAGTCACTGCCAATGGAAGTCCTCCCCTCGGATAACCATAAATTCCATTGAACGCTCGGCCCTCGTAATGCGAAGCGATTTTTGCAACGGCATTTTGAAAATTTGTCCAAGTAAGAATTTTCATGGTTTAAAAATTGCGGAATTTGCTCCATGTTCTTTCACCTCAACTTTAGACACTTTGCACCTCGATTGAAGTTTGTTACAGGCGATCCAGCCATTTGAAATATGAAAAACATATTCGGCAAACTTCTCACATCCAACACCGTCTAAAACTACTAAATCCAAGATCTGTAATTGGTGGGCTTTTTGAAACCATTCCAAAGCAGGGTCGTCTGAAGAAATAACTGTCTTGTGATCGAAAGTATCTTGAAGTTCTTTTTTTAAACTTTTTAAACCACCAAAATCGACAACCCAATTTCGATCATCTAATTCATCTGCTTCAAATTCAATTCTTATTGATAGTGCATATCCGTGAACATAACGACAGTGACTATCGGCTTTCCATTGTCTGAAAGCACAACTCAAGCCGATGTCGTGTCCGTATGTTTTGGTACTTGTGAAAGTCATCCGTCGAATCCACTTCCTCGAAGAAGTTGCATTAACTCATTTCGTGCTTTGCCGTCCCTTCTAAAAAATCCACGCATAACACTTGTGACCATTTCAGTTCCAACATCTTGAACCCCCCTGTGGCACATACAAAGATGCCTCGCCTTGCAAATAACTGCGAGACCTTTTGGCTTAACTAAATTTTCAATCGTGTCTGCTAGTTGGATAGTTGCTTCTTCTTGAATTTGAGGTCGTGCCATTACCCATTCAGCAAGTCGATTAAATTTACTTAATCCGATCACTCGATTACTTGGTTTTATTGCAATCCAAGTTTTTCCCTCGATAGGTAGGAAATGATGACTGCAATATGACCGAGTTTGAATTGGCCCTACTGTATAAACTTGATCTAAATTTTTTGCGTTGGGAAAACTGGTAATTTTTGGAATTTTTTCGTAGCGACCTTTAAATACTTCATTGAAGAACATCTTTGCGACCCTCTTGTGCGTGTCGTGCGTGTTGTGGTCGTTTTCGGTATCAATACACAAGATTTCGAGCATTTGTTTAATGTTTTGCTCAAGTTCTTTTTGCAGTGCTTCGAGGTCTTCCTCAGTAAGATGTTCACTGATGTTATCGTTCGCACAGAAGGGAACTTTCTGGCATCGTAATTTGTTACGAATTTCGATATTTCTGCTTGTCTGTGTCATTGTTTGATGGGACGATAAGTGTATAAAAACAAAGGATTGCAGCGATGCTTACCAAGACCCCAAACCTTCAAGAACTTGCCGACGAACTTGTTCACGAATTCACTAAGAAATTCCCTAGTTTTGTCGTCGATGACAGTGAAGATCATGGAAATGAAATCAACTATTTCGCTGAAGATGGTAGATGGATTTCCATTAAGCCTCACCAAGTTCTCGGAGTAGTTGCCCTTCATGGCCCTTTTGACGCTGAGTAGTCTCATTTAACGACTCTCAATTTGTCAAAGGAAACAATTGCACCAACTTCGTTATCCTCCGAAACTGAAACCGAAAATGGTCTGTCGTAATGATAGGCCAATTTTTTTGCCAAGTCGTGAGCCATCATTTCACATGAGTCCTCATCCATATCGCCTCCGGGAAAATAATGTTTTGAAACATCTAGAAGATCATGGAATTCAATTTCCCTGTCGTTGTGTTTTACTTCACAACTAACCTCGACATAAAATTGATGACGATGTTTCTGACCTAAGTAGAATCTCCCTTTAGGTGCTGAAGGCCAATAGTGGAAACCTTCCACATTGAAACGAACGAAAATCATTGGGTTCATAAAAATAATCCTGTATCGCACCCGATTTGATGGGTGTATTCTTTTTGTAAAATACGCCAATTCTCGACTAAGAAATGAGCGTCATAGGCTCCAAGTTGGCGAGCTTTTTGATGGCCTGTTGAACTTGAAGGATCTGCATCATAGTCATAAGTCCAATTCGTTCCCATCTCTGTAAAGGGTTTTAACGCTGTCGGAGCTTTCCAACTGGTAGACCACCTCACCATTCGCAACCAAGTAGACGAGTCACAACTATTTATCGGAAAAGCATTGAGCCATTCGTTAGGGGTCATTCCTAAAAGGTGAATCCATAAATTTGGATATTTCCTGCGACGTTCCCATGCTGTCGCTGCTAGTCTTAAACGTGTTTTTCTATCGGCCTGAACAATATTTCCAAAACAGATCCGATCATAGTTCTGACCTAAATAATCGAAATAGTCCCATCCATCGTTGAAAGGGTGATAAACAGGTATCGGATTGAAACCTTTTTCTTCTAGCCTTGCTCGTGTCTTAACTTTATTTTCTCGACCCCCTTGGTCAACTTCGATGTATCCCCAAACCTTATCCCCGATCCTGCTAATAATATCGCAATATTTTTCAAATAAATCTTTAAACCCATCAATATCATCGGGGGCCATACTTAACGCAGCATCCATTGATATTTCATTATTTTTTGCGTGACTGTTTGCTAGGTTGAAAACCCCTGAGTCAATGAAAACCCTTTTGCCTTCATCAGCCCAATCTTCGACCTGTTTTATTTCTTCGTCTGTATTTAATTCGTTTACTGCGACAAGAATATAATTGTGGCTCTTAACCCCATGCTGAAGTGAATTTACATTACTTGCGATAAAATAAACATTCTCTTCTTTTGGGTTCCAGTTGCCTCCTGAGTGCTTCATGCTTCACCCCCTTTTGCAACTGATCCTTCACCTTTTATTTCAACATATCGATCTAATAAATGTCCTGCGACATACTTATCAGGCTGAACCATTATCAAAATATTATCATCGGCTTTTTTTCCGAGAGGTACAAAGGGTCCGGGATATGGACAAAAGAGGCAATTCTCATCGTTTAAATATTTATTCCATACAGACCACTCCTTAATCACCGACCCGATGAAAAGTAAGTGGGGGCCGACCTTCCAGATATCTCCAGTTTCGACTTGATGTTTTGGTTCATCGATTGCGATGTTTACTAACGATAAAAGTGATCCATCTGATTTTTCTTTTTCGTCTTCTTCCTCGGTAGTTGGGTCATTGTCAAAACCTTGAAACTCGTCCTCTAGTTCACCACCATCTAAAAATTCTTCAAGATCGTCTGTTTTAAAACCTGTTAGTTCTAAATCAAAATCCACTGCTTGAAGTGAAAACATTTCCTCTCGCAATTGGGTTTCATCCCATCCTGCATTAAGAGCCAACTTATTATCAGCAATCACATAAGCCTTTTTTTGTGTATCGCTTAAGTGATCCAAAACTACGACAGGAACTTCCTTTAGTGCCAAATCCTGTGCAGCAAGTAACCGACCATGACCAGCGATCACACCGTCCTTGCTGTCAACAAGAATTGGATTTACAAAACCAAATTCCAAAATACTTGCTGAAATTTGTCTGACTTGTTCGGGACTATGTGTCCTTGCGTTTCGCTCATAGGGTATGACTTTTTCGATAGGCCATACTTCAATGCGTTTTGCCAAAGCAGGGGAAAAGTTGGTTCCCATTGGGGTTCTCGTACTTATTCTTCTATTTAACTTTGATTATGAAAGTTACGCAACCAAGCCGCAACCGACTGTCTTAATACTTTCAGATACTTAGGAATTTTTTGAACTGAAATTTTTTTGAATTGGAACCCTGAATTCTGCCTGTTTTGTCGGGTGTTTTCGGGTTCTGACATGACTACCAAAAACTCGACATTGTAACCCATTGGGGTCACTAAGTTTTTTAATAGGGCAACCCCATGTATCATCTGATACTAGATTTTTTTCGGGGGGGCGTGGCCCCT